CTCCACCCTGGAACTCTGGCCTGCTGGAAGGTGAAGAGAAACACAGAAAGGACTGAAAATAATGAAAAAGAAAGAAGAAGAAAAGATAGATCAGGAAATTGAATACCTTGACCTGATTGAGGAAAATAACAAATTGAAAGTAAAACTGGAAGAAATAAAACTATACCTGTCAGAGCAAATGAAGACTGTTTCTCCTTCAATTTTCAGGGTCAAAACACCGGCACATACCAGAGCAGAAGAAAGACAGGCTATGGGTAATGAGATTCTAAAAATCATAAATGGAAAGGAAGAGTAATCAATGGCAACGGTAATTGACGTAAGAGATCCAAAGTGGGAAGAAAATTTAAATCAGGCAATAAAAGAAGAAATGAAACGAGCCAGGAGACTTAACAAGGAAGCCAGGATGAAGGCTAAGGGCACATGGAAAAATAATTCCATGTATAAAGAAAAATATAGCCCTGTAATTCATTTCGATCCGATTGTTACAGATGAAAAGGCAAAGAAACCGAAAAGATTTTCTCAATTGCCGGAACAGTCCTAGGAGAATATTAAAACAAAACAGGAAGTCATGAAAATTATCAAAGAAAAATAAGAAAAGGAGGCTGTCAGGTGGCTTGCATAAAAGAAGAAATACACTACAGGAAATCTTTACAGAGATGTAAAGTGTTATTACAGGAAAGACTTACAGTCAATCGTCGTAGCTTCTTACACTATGCAGCAACAATGGGTTCGAATCCCATGGCCTCCATTAGGCTCAAGAATATAACCTCCCAAATTTCTAGAAACACAGATAGCAGAAACATTCTTTCTGCTTTATTTTCGGGTGATAGCATTACGGTAATGCACTGGGAGCCGGCAAGAAAAACTGTAACCAACCAGAGAAGGGAGTTCGAGTCTTCCTCACCCGACTATCCCGTTTTACGTGGAGTGTAATTAGAATGCGAAAAGCCTATTTTAACAACAAATTGAATATATTCCTTGCAACTATAGACTATGACGGGGAAACGTATAAAGTCCAGTTTGACCCTGATGATAAAGATGATACAGGAGAAATATTCGAGTTTAAAACAAAGTCCGAGATTGACAAATTTTTTGCAGAAAGAAAGAAGATGCTGGCCATATGGTAATAATGAGATACGTTTTCACCTTGATACTATTTTTATTCGTCATGTCCTGTTGCCTGGGGAAAGAAATAACTTGTGAAGCAACGGCTTACAGTGTGGAATGTGGTGATTATACAGCTACAGGTCATAAAGTGAAATGGGGAATTATTGCAGTCGATCCATCCGTAATTCCTTTATATTCAGAAGTTTACATTGAAGGATATGGGTATTTTATAGCACTTGATACAGGAGAGGCAATAGTAGGAAATCGGATAGATATATGGTTTCCCACGATAGAAGATGCTCTAAATTTTGGGATAAAAACAGTTAAGGTAACAATCCTTCGGAGGGGAAAATAAATATGGTTCAGTCTTCAGATTGTGCAGTAAGGGTAATTCATTATCCAACAAATACCAGTGCTATTGCAGTTGGATGGTATTCAAGGGGTGGATTTAAGCCTCTATTATCCAGAGTCATAAGGACACTTAAAGTAAGAATTACAATGGCAAAAAAAGCAATCTGGAGTAATAAATTAGTCAGGACTTACCAGGGAAATATTATAAAAGAAACTTTTATCCAAGGTGTTTTTCTTCAGGGGCCTATGGATGAAAATGAGTTTGATTTAGATGAAATTTTGAGAAAGGGGAGGTAATAATGAGAAAGTTAGCCAGTATTCAGAAGATAAAGAAACTTCATGCATTACCACAGTTTGACAATTTACTTTTAGTAGAAGTATTAGGCTGGAAGTGCCTTGTTGGAAAAGACCAATTTAAAGAAGGTGATTACTGTGTTTACTTCGAGGTAGATAGCATATTACCTGAAAAGCCTGAATATGAATTCATGAGGAAGTATAACTTTAAAGTAAAGACTCAAAAAATGAGAGGTATTTATTCTCAGGGGCTGTGCATGCCTGTCAGCATTTTAGGAAGTTATCCAGTTGGTTATAAAGAGGGAGAAGACGTAACAGAGCTTCTTGAAGTAACGAAATACGAGGAGCCACTTCCTATAGGTGGAGAAATAAAAGGTAAATTTCCTGATTTTATCGTACAGAAAACAGACCAGAGAAGAATTCAGGAATTCCCGGAACTTCTTGAAAGATATAAAGACGAAAAATGGATTGTAACAGAAAAATTAGATGGTTGCTCATTTACCGCAGGGTATTTCAATAATGAATTTATCGTGTGCTCTCGTAATTTAATGCTTAAAGATTCCGGCTGTGTTTACTGGTATATAGCAAAAAAATATAACTTAGAAGAAAGAATGAAAACAATGGGATTATACACAAATGCAGATTCTCTTTTCATTCAGGGTGAAATAGTCGGGCAAAAGGTGCAGGGGAATAAATACCAGTTAAAAGACCAGAGGCTTTATATATTTGATGTAATTCGTAATAGAGAATATAAGGGCTGGGAGACTGTTGAATATTTTGCAGAAAGACTTGGAATAGAGACTGTGCCAGTTATAAATGACAATTACAATCTTACTGATATTGACATAGACCTGCTTGTTTCTTATTCTTCCGGCAGAAGCAGAATAAATGAAAACGTAATGAGAGAAGGCTATGTAATCAGGACACCTGAGACTAAATACGATCTGGAATTCGGAAGACTTTCTTTTAAGGTAATAAGCCCGGAATTCCTTATAAAGCATAAAGTTTAAAGGAGAGTATAATGCCATCTATTTACTTTAAAAACAAAACAATTATAGCAAATGGGATAAAAAGACTTACAGTTAAATACAGTGAAGACGGCGAAATAGAAGGATTTTCTAATATTATCCAATTGCCTGAAAAAATAGAAGTTATTCCCGTAACAGAGCCTTACAGATATGAAATAAAAGAAGATATGCCTTATTCTACTATTCAGCCGGAAATTTCGAAGATATCTTCTTTTCTTCCGAAAGATACAGACGGGCAGGTATTAGAGACTGTAAGGAATGCAATAAATAAAATTACTCAGCCATGTGTCAGTTATAATTACAATAAAGTAGCCACACCACAGATTACACCTGATTTTATAACACTTCCTGAAGCAGTTGACCCGGCAACAGTAGTTATGCCTCAAGAAACTTATAAATGCCTTAATTGTGGAGAACCAACAGACCATCCTGCTAAAGCCTGCAGTATTAAATGTGGTGAAGAATTTTCTAAAAAAGAAGTATTTATAGTAAAAACTAATGGAAGGGTAAAAGAAAGTAACGGCAAGGCATTGCAACACTTTAAGGAAGCTAAACTCAATTCAGCCGTTGAAGTGGAAGATGAAGAGATTATCCAGGGGATAGAGAAAAACAGGAAAGAGTATATCCCTAAATACAAATGCCCAAATTGTGGATCTCCCGGATTTGAAACGAGAAAACTTTCAGATTATCCTAACTACGAAGGATTACTGGACGGGGAAGATGAGACATATTACGTGTGTATGATGTGCAGCCTGCCATATTCCGACGAAAGTGAGATACTGCAAAAGTGATAAGCTTTTCATTTTCCCTGACAAAAGATACTATTCCGAAAGATAGCACATTTCATGCAATGCTGAAAGACTGGGATTATGATAAGAAAAAGATAATAGAAAAGAATAATAAAATAGCATTAAAGATATTTAAAAATAAACCGAGAGAAAGGAGTGAAATAAAATGATACTCGCCTTCGATCCAGGTCAATATACCGGCTATTGTGCATACGAATCGGGTAATAATATTCAATTCGGATTAATAAAAGAAGAAAGGCCATTGCAGTATATGGAACAGATAGCAGAAGTTTATTCGAATTCCAGGCCTGAACTGGTTGTAATAGAAAAGCCTTTTATCGGCAACAAATTCAGTAAGTCACCTCTCGATATTGCCCGGTGTGTGGAAAGAATAAAGATTGCAATTCTTCTGCAATACCCTGATGCAATGATCGTAGAAGTCTCTAATTCAGAATGGAAAAAAGCCATAGTAGGTAAAGGAAATTGCAAGAAAGAAGAGACAATAAAGTTTATAAATGAAAAATTCCACTTAAAACTAAAAGACAATAACGTAACAGATGCAATGGCACTGTCACTTTACGGAGATTATCTGTTAAAGAATAAAGTGGTTACAACAGTCAATTTGCGAAAGTAGAGATGAAACTGGAGATTGACGGAAAAACTGTTATTAAAGAACAATAGTTACAACAGTCAATTTGCGAAAGTAGAGATGAAACCGCATTATTAAAATTAGCATTGAACCTGTATAACAGGTTACAACAGTCAATTTGCGAAAGTAGAGATGAAACCGATGGAAAAAGTATTAAAAAATGGCGTAAATACTGACAATAAAAAAGTAGTTTCTAAACTATTTTTCGCAAACTACTTTCTTGCAGAAAACTGCTGTCGATTTTCGAAACTACTTTCTTGCAAATTCCGAAAAGTGAAAACTTTTCATTATGTAACCAGCCAAAAGTCGAGTGACTACGTTAGAAAAGTTATGACACCCGGAGGTGCTTCCTCAGCTTCCGGCTCGTGTAGCATTAAGCGAGGTCGTGACTGCGGCTACAGTGTGTTACACGTAAAAAGCTTATCTAACATTGGCGAGGGGAGACTTTTTAAAAGCGTTACCTGCTCTGTAGTAATACAGGGTAGAGATGGCCGAAAGGCTAAATTTAAAAAGAAAGGAAAGCGGTTAAAATGGTTTTTGTAGTAGATAAAAACAAAAAGCCTCTGGCTTTATGCCATTCTGCAAAAGCGAGAAAACTTTTAGACCGTCAAGAAGCAGTAATAATTAATCATTATCCTTTTGTAATCAGGCTAAAAAAAGAAACAGAGGGAGAAGTAAAAAAGACTTACTGCATAAAAATAGATCCCGGTGCAAAGTTTACAGGTCTTGCAATTCTCAATAACAATGAGGAGATTGTATTCTGTGCAGTTATTCAGCATAAGGCATTTGAGATAAAAGAAAAACTTACTTCCAGGGCTTCATTAAGAAGAGGAAGAAGGGCAAGAAATACCAGGTATAGAAAGCCCCGTTTTTCAAACAGAGTAAGTAATAAAAAGGCTGGATGGTTACCACCTTCTTTAAGATCAAGAATAGACAATATAACAAACTGGGTAAAAAAGCTTATGGCTATATGTCCCATAGGAGAAATTTACTTTGAGAATGTAAAGTTTGACACTCAGTTAATGGAAAATCCTGATGTAAATGGAGTTGAATATCAGAGAGGGGAATTATATGGCTTTGAAATTCAGGAATATCTTAGAGAAAAGACCGGCTTTAAATGTGCTTATTGTGGCAAAGAAGGCACGAAAGAGAAACTTGAAATAGAGCATATTATTCCAAAAAGTAGGGGTGGAAGTAACAGAGTAAGTAATTTAACTTTAGCTTGCCATAAGTGCAATCAGAAAAAGGGAAATAAAACGGCTAAAGAATTCGGATATCCACAAGTTGAAGTCAATGCAAAAAAGCCATTAAAAGACACTGCCATAATGAATTCTTCCCGGAAAGCAATGTTTATTGAATTAAAGAAAATAGGACTTCCAATAAAGACAGGTACAGGTGGAAGGACTAAATGGAATAGAGTCAATCAAAAACTTCCTAAAACTCATTACTTTGACGCTTCTTGTGTTGGTATTATACCGGAAAAATTGGAAGTGAAAACAGAGCAAGTCTTAAATATAAAGGCAGTAGGAAGAGGAAAATATAAAAGGACTGATACTGATAAATACGGATTTCCAAGAGCTTACAGGGCAAGATTAGGATATTTCCAGGGATTTAAAAGTGGAGATGTGGTAAAAAGTATATACGGAATAAAAAGTATAGTCAGTGTAAGAGCTAAAGGCAGTTTTACATTAGAGAATAAGAAAAATGTTTCACCGAAAAAATGTCAATTAATTCAACGATGTAATGGATATGTCTATAAAAGTGAGATAAATGAGGAGAGGTAAAATGTATCTACACTATAAGGATAGTTTTATATACAGGCAATTAATAAATACTTTACTGAATGAATTTTATTTAAGCCATATAGATTCAACTAAAAGAGATGCTAATTATGCCTCAATTAAGAGCATGTGGGGAATAACAACTTTTTCATTAAACTAAAGAAGGTGCTAACTTAGAATGTTTTCGGTAGACCTGAAAGAAGATACTCTGAATATTTTACTAAAAGAAATCAGTATTTCATTAAAGCTGGACTGGTAGAATAGACAGATAGTTGACTTTTCCTTTTCTCAAAAAGAAAATCAATTACCACATACAGATGGCGAGATGATTGGATTTAAACCGGCTGAATATAGAGAAATTAAAGAGGTAAAAAAATGAAATACAATAAATATAAAGTAAACATAAGTCTTAAGTTAAGACAGGTAAACGCCAGTGTTTTACCCGGACAGGTAAGGAAAATTGTCTACAAAAAAGAACCTGTCGTAAAATGGAATGATGAATTTCAGGAATGGGATATAACAGTATGATAGCAGAGGCGATATATGACGCTGTTTCAAGAGTAAATATTTATCTAAAATAAGAAAGAAAGGAGTGAGAGTAAGGTGGCAAGGGAAAGTGAAAAACACAAAAGAATGGTTGAGTCGGTAAAATTAAGAGAAGAAAATGAAATATTAAAAGAGAGAATAAAGGATCTTCAGGAAGAGAATAAGGAACTTAAAAGTATTAACTCAGGTTTAGATTGGCAGGGTGATTTTGATAAATTAAAAGTTAATTATCAATGGGGTAAGTTTAAATATTACACAGAAAAACTTGATAATTTAATTTCCGAAATGAAAGAAAAAAATAAGTGATGAAGCAGAAGAAAATGAATATGAGGTTTTTATGAAAGAAAGGAAAGGATAAGTAAATGGCATCTATAAAAGTAAAAACAAAATTCTGTATGGCCTGTGGAGAAACTCTTGTAAAATCGGAATTTTCTTCATGGGAGAATAACGGAAAAATTTATCATTATTCTTATTGCAAAAAATGTCACGCGAAAAAACAGAGAGATTATCAAAAATTGCAAACAGTTGACCCGATTGGAACACTTGAAAAATATTTAGAACAATTTGGAATCAGTTTATTGAGTATAGTTAAAAAAGTAAATAAAGAAAGGGGTTTGATATGAATTATATCGTGAGTATAGAAGGAAATATAGGAGTAGGGAAAACGACATTCCTAAAATTTCTTGAAAGAAAATATGATGGCGTTTTAAAGGTTTTTATAGAGGACTGCTCCGGATATAAAGATCTGGTTAAAAGGTTTTATGAAAATCCTAAAAAATACGCTTATTCTTTTCAAGTGGCCATGCTGGCCCGGAAATGTCGAAATATGAAGCAAGCACTGAAATTTCCCGGTATTTCTATTACAGAAAGAATACCTTCTTCTAATTTCGAGGTATTCGCTCTGAATTGCTATAAGGCCGGCTTTATCGATAATGTAGAATGGAATAATTACAAGGAAATTTATAACGATTTCGGCTATCTGTATCATCCTCCTAATATGGTTGTTTACTTTGATGCAGACCCGGAATTTCTTATAAAAAGAATACAGAAAAGAGGAAGGCCGGGAGAGGAACATATTACACTTGATTATCTCCAGGGAATTCAGAAACTCTACTCTAAGTGGAGAAGAATGGTAGGGATAAATTATACAAATGTGATAGATATACCTGTAGACAGAGACTTTACAGAAGAAGATTTTGAGAAGATCTTCTCCCAGATACGGTTTGGATTCGGAAAATTTATAGAAAGGAAGGCGGCTTAATATGTCAGTGAAACTTTTATTCATTACCCCCGATTATGCAAAAACTATAGAATATGCAGCCAGAACATCAACTGCCACAGAATGCAAGGAGAATTCAGAGGAGTTTGTGAGAAGATTGGTTAAGAAAGGTCATCTCTCTGTAGGAAGACACTGTAACGCCTCTTTTGAAATCATCTGCAGTAGGGCATGCAGTCATCAGCTGGTAAGGCACACCCATCTGGTTTACACACAGGAAAGCCAGAGATATGTGGAGTTTGATTTCGATGATGGAGATTATGCGAATTACATTATACCTCAAACAGTAGCAAATAATAAGAATTGTGTCTTATGGGGACATGCTATGACTCAGATACGTGAAACTTATAAAGGCTTAATAGAATCAGGTGTGCCTAAAGAAGATGCCCGGTATATCTTGCCGAATGCCTGCCTGACTAGGCTTGTAGTCAGCGGTAATTTTCAGGCGTTTTATGATTTTATAAAACTCCGTACGGACAAGGCAGCACAGTGGGAAATAAGAAATATTGCAGAAGAAATAAGAGATATTCTCTTGAAAGAATGTCCAGCATTTTTTGATTTATTAATAAAAGATTTAGAGCTTATGAAAGAATTTAAAAAATGGAAGAAAAATCAGTGAAACCATTGTCATTATTAACTAAAAATGTTATAATAATCTTGCGACGAATCGGTTATAATATAATAGGGTATTTTCTTGGTGGCTTTTGCTTTCACCGATTCGTCGCGGAAAAGGAAGTAAGGCAGAGTCACCTAGAAAGTGCCCTATTTTATTTGAGGTGAATTATGAAAAATAATAATTGTGGGATGCAATTGTTAATCAGGTAAATGGGAAAATGTATATAGGGAGTAGTAAGAATTTAGAGAGAAGACATTACGAGCATTTAAAATTATTAAGAAGAAATAGACATGGGTTGCGTTATAGAAATGGTCAACTAAGGGGACAATTAGATCATCTTCAAAAAGCCTTCAGCTCTTATGGAGAGCAGGCTTTTAAATGGGAAGTTCTTGAATATTGCAAAGAAGAGAGATTGAAAAAAAGAGAGCAATATTATATAGATAAATATAATGTATTTAATCCTTATTGTGGGTATAATCTTTCACCTAAAACAGAAAGAATAATCATGACTGATGAAATTAAAGAAAAAATAAGACAAGGAAATTTAGGCAAAAAAAAATCTGAAGAGATGAAGAAAAAATTAAGTGAAACTAAATTAGGAAAGCCAAATTATAAATTAAGGGGTAGAAAAAGGCCATTAGAAATAATCGAAAAAGTTAGCAAGTCTTTAAAGGGTCGGAAAGCACCAAACAAAGGAATTCCTTGCAGTGAAGAACAAAAAAACAAAATACGGATTAAATTGACAGGAACAAAGTTACCCGAAGAAACGAAAATAAAAATAAGTAAAAAATTAAAAGGCAGATTAATTTCCCAAGAAACAAGATCGAAAATGAGTTATGGAATGCGAAAGTATAAGCACTTAGTTGAGGAATGGAGAGTGTTAAAAAGACAAGGAATGTCATGTAGGGGAATAGGAAAAAAATATGGAGTTTCTAAAAGTGTTATTATTGCCTATTTAACGAAACATTATTCAGAAAAAGAAGAAATAATGAAAAGAAAATACGTTCACTTAGTTTCCGAATGGAGAGATCTTAAAAATCAGGGATTAAATTACTCAGAAATAGGAAGAAGATATAATATACCTAATGAAACGGTTAGGCATTATTTAGTTAATCTTTACCCAGAAAAGCAAAAGGAGGTAAACGTATAAATGGCAAGAGAGATTAAATTAACATCAAGATCGGGAAATATAATCAGAGAAAGACATTATGGTAGTGGAATAGTAGTTATGAGTGACGGAGATGGAAAAAGTTATACCCAGTGTGATTTCTTTTTTAGAAAATCAGACAAGAGTGGTAATTATGTTTTAGGCATAGGAAATAATTCAATAGTTTTAACCGAAGAGCAAGTAAAAGAAATTGGCTATTATGCAAAAATTGAAGCCCCGGCGTTTTTCCTTCCTCTTCAAGAAAAAATAGCCACAGATAAACAGGACAAAAAGAATAGTAAACTCTTTAATACCATAGATAAAGTGATGAAATTTCAGGAGCTTGCAAAACAGGGAATAATTCATCCTCTCACCTGTGGGAATGACTCTTCTCATAAACACTTAATAGCAACAGTAAAAGACGGCAAAGTTATTCTTATGTGCCCTGACTGTGATTACACACAGAATTACATTCCTGATTGTGTCCTGGATACAGACTTGAATAATTTGGACTGGAGGAAAGAGAATGGATAAAATTGTGCATGATAAATAGGAGAATATTTATTATCTACAAAATTGAGAGATAAAATTTCCGATCTTCAGGACAAGCTCATAGACACATTAATGAAATTACGACTAACAGAATCAGAAAACTTTCAATTAAAAGAAAAGTTAAAGGAGAAGGTAAATGAGACTACCACCAACACTGACATGCCAGAAGTGTAATAAGAAGATGATCTGTATTAATTCAAATCTTACTACTGAATGTTTTGACTTTGGTAATGAGGATATAGTAGCCAGACCTAAAATGCAATGTCCTGAGTGTAAATATACCTGTGGAATGTTTATAGATGCAGATCATATTGAGACCATTATTCAGGAATACTATAAAAATGGAGGTAAAGAAGAATGTCAACGATGACAATAGTCGGTAATATTTCTACCGGGAAAAGCACTATGTGTAAAAAATTAATAGAATTACTTCCGGATGCCGGAATATTCATTGAAGATCTGGAAGGCCAGGAACATTTAATTGAAGCTTATTATGGAGACAAAAGGAAATGGACTCCTACTATGCAGTTTTTAATGCTTGACCGGAAACGTATGAATATGAGTGATGCTATGAAATCTGATAAAGACTTGAATATTATCGAAAGAACTATGGAAGATAATGCCATGATTTTTGCTAAAAAACAGTATTTAGACGGATTTACATCTGAAAAAGCCTGGAAGCAGTATTTAAAGCATTACGAAGATTTATCGAAGACAGTGAGAAAGCCTGATGTTTATTTATACCTGAAGGCAGATCCAGAATTACTTTTTAAGAGAAAAACAGAAAGAGACAGGCGGGGTGAAGAGCATATAACACTGGAGTATTTAAAAGAGATAAATGATCTATACGATAAGTGGATTGATGAAGTGGAAGAAAGAGGTGAAAGTGTTTACAGGTTTACAGTAGACCATAACCTGAGTGATGAGGAAATAGTTGAATTGATTGAAAATGCAAAAAAAGTAAGAAATAGAATATTCCAGGAGGAATATAAAATTTTAAATATTTTAAATAAACTCTTACCATCTCAGTTCAATGAAATATTATTTTACTCTAATATATCCGAATGTGATCTGCCGAAATATGGAACACAGAGACAACAGGCAGTGGTATTAGTGGGGTTTTATAAACAGAATAATAATTTATCTGGATTATTAAAAATATTAAAAAAATCAGTTCCACATTTCTTTGAGGTGTAATTATGAGTAATATTGAATTAATTCAGGGCATATTTGCAATTCTTGCAGTAGTTACAACAATAGTAATTATGGCAATAGTAATTGTAAAAGTTGCTGATTATCGTGAAGATTACTGGAGTCGTCAAGAGAAAATTTACCAGTTGCAAATGAATAATAAACATCCTCTTTCACCTAACTGGGATAATGAGAGAAAAGCAAAAGAAATCTTAGATAGAAGAATTAATGAACAATATTCATCCGGCCATGTAATTACCTGGGATACATCTAAGGAAGATGAGTTTTTTAAAAAACAGCAGGCATTAATTAAACAGGATGAAGAAAAAAAACGAAAAGACAGGGAAGAGAAAATTAAGGAAATAGAACGATTAAGAGTATTACAATCAAATAGTTTGATATATCTTGAACCTGTGAGTAAGTTACAAAAAGAGTATAAAAATCCTTGTCCACCTGGCCATGTTGTTATTAGAGATTTACCAAGAGAAGAAAAAATTAATAAGATACAAAAGCAACAAAGGAAACAGACAAATAAAAATAATCGTACGTATAATCTCCACATAGACAGAGTAAATCAGCAGGTAGATAAGGTAAATGAAAGAGTAAATAACATAGCAGGCAGATTACAAAATATAATGAGCGTGACTCAATCACCGGCGGTAAAATATTCAAATTACAGAATTCCAGAAAAACAGCTAATGACAACAATTATTCCGGGAACTGATCTTAAATTTGATTTCGAGATAGATACCTACAGAGACATTGTAATAACAGAAGAAATAAGTCAAATACCGAAAACTGATAATACAATTTCAGAACACAAAGAACCGGCAGACACCTGTAAAGGCTGTGGTGCTTTTGATTATAAAGAAAATACCTGTAATTATTGTGGAAGGAAGGCGTTTTAAATGAACAAGAATGCTATTTTAGGAATGACAATGGGATTAATGATGGCAATGGAGCCTCCTCCTGTAGAAAGACAGGATAAGACACGGCCAGGAAGAGATCCTTTTGCCCGTAAAAGAAGAAAAAAGGATAGAATGGCAAAAAAGAACCGGAAGATTAATCGGAGGAAGTGAAATAAAATGCCAAGTGTTTACATTAAGCTATTGAAGCCAACAAATAAACAGATAGAAAAATTTCATAAAAATACCAATTTCCCCGCCGGGGAAAGGGATATTAATGGGGATTATATTGTAAGAAGTGAGATATCGGAAAGAGTATGGTGCTTAAATGTAAAACTTCCCTGCCGGGGGACCGTTGAGATATGGATGAAAAACAGTGAGCAAATGGATAAAGATATATGGGATGATTTCAAGAAAGGGATAAAGAAAGATGCTTGACTTAGAAAAACAGGCCATGAGGCTTTATGTTAATAATGAATTAATCTTATATAACACAATTAATGCAACTTCCATGCAGTAAAACAAAAGACACAATTCCAAGAGACAGTATTATGTATCATGCCTTGAAAGAATGGGAATACGACAAAAGGAAAATGATAGAGAAAAGTAATAAGATTGCACTGAAGATAATGAAACAGAGACTATTGGGAAAGAAGGGTGATTTAATTGCCAAAAAAAGATAATAGTAAACTGTCGTTTCGGCAACAGAGATTTAGAGATGAATATTTACTGGATTTTAATATTACTCAGGCTTATAGACGTGCCGGATATAAAGTGAAAAATGATAATTGTGCTGCAGTTTCCGGCAAAAAACTTTTTGAAACACCAAAAATGCAAAAAGCTATTCAGGAAAAAATGAAAGAGAAGCAAGAGAAATTAGGTAAAAGCTTTGAAATCACTGAAGATAAAGTAATTAAAGAAATTGCCTGTATAGCTTTTTCCGACATTACAAATTATTTAAAAGTGGAAGATATTGTTATAGGTAAATCAGAAGATGGAAAAAAAGAATTAACAGAGCAGATAGTTAAACTCTTTCCTACTGATGATATGAGTAAAGAAATAACTTCTGCCATATCAGAAATTAAGCAAACAAAAACAGGTATCTCGTTAAAGCTTCATGGAAAGGTAGAGGCATTAACGTTATTATGTAAGCACCTCGGATTGCTAACAGATAAATTAGACCTTACTGAAAAATTTGAAATAAATCATATACTCAATCTTACTCCAGAAGATTTAAAGAAACTTCCAAACGAAAGGCTGAAACAGCTTGGAGAAATCGTTAGAGAGCTTAAAACAACAAAAACTGAATAATCTTGAAGAAGCAATAGAAAAAGAATTACTTCAGAGGGATAAGCAGGAAGAAGCCCGGAATAGTTTATTTGCATTTACTAAATATACATATAAAAACGACGGAGCAAGCTTTCTAGGAGAAGACTTAGAAGGGTATCAAGTAAACTGGCATCATAAAGTATTATGTGACTATTTAGATAGATTTTTAGCAGATCCAGTTTTCAAGAGACTTATGGTATTTGTTCCTCCTCAATACGGGAAGTCTGAGATAGTATCTCGTCGTCTCCCTGCTTATATTTTCGGGAAAAATCCAAATACAAAAATAATAACAGGCTCATATTCGGCAGACCTCACAGCTCTTATGAATAGAGATGTTCAAAAAATAATAGACGATGAAAAATACAAAGAGCTTTTTCCTGATACTCAGTTGTATAGTAAAAACGTGAGGTCTTCAGCACTTGGGGTATATCTCCGTAACTCTGAAGTATTCGAAATAGTAAATAACTCAGGATATTACAAGGGGGCTGGTGTCGGAGGTGGCATTACGGGTTGGGGCTTCGATGTTGGAATAATTGATGACCCTTATAAAAACTTCGAAGAAGCTAATTCTCCTACAATACGAAAGACTGTTTCTAACTGGTATAAATCTACATTTTTGACAAGGCGTAGAAGTGCAAAAAGAGCAAAGATAGTGCTAATTATGACCAGATGGCACGAAGACGACCTTGCATCAGAATTAATGAAGCTTGAGCCGTGGGTAGTGTTAAATTTCCCTGGCATATTTGAAGGACAAGAAGATCATACGGTACCGGAAGACCCACGACAAATAGGAGAAGCATTATGGCCACTAAAAGAAGATATAGAAACTATGGATCAGACCAAAAAGCTTTTAGGCACATATATTTTTACTGCTATGTATCAGGGCAAGCCTTCACCGGCAGAAGGAAATATATTCAATAGATCATGGTGGAAATCCTATAGAGAATTACCTGACAGATTTGACGAGATAATACAAACATGGGATTGTGCTTTTAAGGATAAAAACAATAACAGTTACGTATGTGGTCAAGTATGGGGAAAGTTAGGAGCGAGAAAATACCTTCTTGACCAGGTAAGAGACAGAATGAATTTTCCCACAACAAAAAGAGCTATAAAAACTTTATCGGCAAAATGGCCTTTAACTTATAGAAAATATATAGAAGATAAAGCAAACGGGCCTGCTGTAATAGATGACTTAAAAGAAGAAAATGAAATATCTGGCATTATCCCGGTAGAGCCGGAAGGAAGTAAAATCGCAAGAGCTCATGCTGTAAGTGGAGATGTGGAAGCAGGTAATTGTTACCTACCAGATGCTTCTATTGCTCCGTGGATACATGACTTTATCGAAGAATGCTCTAAATTTCCCAACAGTGCTTTTAATGATCAGGTAGATGCTATGACGCAGGGTATTACAAAATTAAGAGGATCTAAACTCGTAATTCCTCCAATAAAGCCAGTGCAGAAAAGAGAGGTGAATAGACAGTGGTAAACCGTCACACTTCAGCCAGAGTATATATTGACGGCAAACTTATAAATTATCAGGACGTGAATGCTATTTCCGTCGACCGTGATATGTCTCAGACTGGGACGGCAATAATTAAACTGATAAACTTTGACGGGCAGTATGACTCATTTAAGAATGGAATGTTGCTATGTAGGATTGAATTCTTATGCCATTATACTAAGTTAATAACATTATACCAGGGACATGTAGAATACAAGCCTTCTGAAGATAAAAAACTTATTGAATTATCAGGCAGAATGATGTGTGATTTAGAGATGGACTTACAGGAATACAAGAAAAAGGAGGAAGGCAATGAAAAAATATAACAGATTAAGAAAATGGAGAAAGAAAATCCAGAAGAGGGCAAATAAAAAATTATATTGGCTTTTTAAAGATAGTCATAATCTTGATAACATAAAATCCACCGAAGAATGGGAAAGAGATCAGGAAGTATTGAAAGCATATTTTTCAGGCCCACATCCTTATTATTGTAGGTGTATATGGCTTCCTATAAATCAAGAATGGGCAATGGATTACAAGGCTGGTTTAATAGAAAATCCAGATCATTTAAAGCCAATGATGAGAGTGTAAAGGAATGTTGATATGTCTGACAATTTAAAAATGATAATCCCATTGTTAATAGTAAGTGCTCCTATTGTGATACTTATTATTGCTATAATTTACGATAATTTAAGTGGTAATGCAAAACGTAGAGCAATGCAACATTGGAGTATTGCTCCTGATGGTGCATCTATCTGGGAGCATGTATCGTATAGTTGCGGTGGAGGAGGCTTTAGAGATGTGGAATTTAATACAGAAGAAGAGTATAGAGAAGCTTATGAATTCTGCAAAGAAAAAGCAAGAAAAGAATGGGAATTAAAGCGAGAAAGGGAGCAATGGAAGGAGAAGGCCAGAGATGGAAACGACTGAAGAAAAGGTAGAGAAATTACTCCGTAAGGGGGAGCTCACTCATGACTTTAAGTTAACTTTACGTATAGATACAGAAGAATATATAAACGAATTGACCCGGCAGGCTAATGAGTTAATAAAAAATAATAGTTTATGGTGTTTCGGTGATTCGTGTGGGGATAATGGAAAGATATGCGGAAAAGTTACGAAATTAAACGGAATTGATTTCACCCTTCAATTTTCAGGGAATGTTTATGGACAGAATTTATTTTTCTTATTATCTCAAACTGACTCATATGAGAAATGTCGATTTTATCCAATAGTTGAATATCCTGATATAAGTTATTTTATACGTTTATCTACTACATTTAAGCTGCATGGTATTTTAGTAAGCTTTTTACCCATGATAAAGAAGGAGAGGATTAAAGAATGATAACTTCTTGTTATTTAAGTGATT